AGAGAAACTTTCTTTGCGAGTTGCAAGTTGTTATATCGAGCGATACGTTTCTCAATCTCATACAGTTTAGATGAATCTTTCTCAGCCTCATAATCTTTCTTGGCCTGAATCATCATCTTCTTAAACTTAGAACGGTCAACATACATTTCTTCCAACATCTTTGGTAAGAAACCTTGTTTGTCAGTACGGAAGAATTGGCCATTTGGTGTAAGTGTCACACCTTCGATTTCATCCAAGTTTACTTCTTTGTTCAACATCTTATCAACTGATACACCATCCATCAATACCTTACGCATCTGTGGTGTGTAGTCTGAGGCTTCAATCAAAGTCTCTGGTGAAATGTTGTACTGCATCATCAAATGCGGATACAAACTGTTCAAGTCAAACGATGCAACCCAATGGTGAAGACCAGTTTGTGGTTCTTTTACATACGCACCTTCAAATGCGGCGTTCTTACTCTTGTCTTCTTTTGGTGGAACAATAATGTTCTTCTCAAGCAAGTAGTTGTAAATCAGAGCATCCCACATACGGGTCTGTGCAAAGATATCTTCAAAGTTGGTCTTGGTATCATACGCAAGCGTAAGACCTAGTTCAATCAACTTCAACTTATCTTCAAGTTTAAATACCAAGTCAACGTCTTTGATGTTGTACTCAATAAACTTTTGATGGTCGAGGCGATACAGGCTGTGCAAGTTATCGAATTCATCATACGACAATTTGTTTTCACCAAGTTCAACCGATGCGATGTGGTCAAGGCGATATGATTCTTGTGACTTACCTGCCGGCGCATACCAACGATACAGTTCAATGTAGTCAAGTGTAGCAACACCTGTGAATTCATATGCGGTCAACTCACGGTTCATCACAACAGCCTTACGACTACTGATGTAATTCCATGGTGACAACTTCTTAGTTTCATCTTCACCAAGTAGTTTAGTGAAACGATTAACGATGTATGGAATATCAAAGAACTTAATGTTCCAACCAGACAATACATCTGGACAGTTTTCGTTCCAATACTTTAGAAACTTCTTACACAGGTCATATTCGTCAGCACATTTGACATATGTGATTTCGCCTTGTGTGTTCTTATCTTTTTCACGGTCGTATTCACCACAACCCCAAACGATAACATCACCGTTGAGATAGCGCAAACAGATAGCCGTGATTGGTTCGTTAGCAAGGTATGGGTCAGGGAAACCATTTTCTGAACCAACCTCAATATCAATCATTGCAATTGATAGATGTGAAATGTCCCAATCGACCATGCCTTTTTGTTCTTCTGCAATGAAGGCATACGCATAGTTAGAGTTGCCATAGATTTTGAAATTGGATACTTCATTGTATCGTTTAACAAAATCACGAGCATCACGGATGCTCTCGAACTTCATAGGCTCGAGGTAATCTCCGTCTAGTGTTTGGAATTGGGTAGGTTTCTTAGATGGCAAATACAAAGTCGGCGTATAAGCAATTTTAAGCTTAATACGCCGACCGTTTTTGACACCTCTATAAAGAATGTTGTTGCCTAGAGAGACAACACTGGTGTAATAATTAGTCATTCAATAATTATATCACATTTTTGGAATGACTGAGGCAATTTCGATACCACTGCCGAATACTTTGTTGTATTGGTTTTCAAGGTCACGGACTGGTGTAGTGATTGTCAGAACTGTATCTGCTGGGATTTTGATACCTGTTCCAAATTCTTCACAGAACTCCAAGAACGGTGCAAAGCCCATCATAGGTTGTCCGTCTTTACCAGGTTGAACAATTACTTGAACTGGTTGTTTTAATGAAATTGTGTTTTCGTCTGTGCAATCAACACTCGCAATCAAAGTCTGATTGGTTTTAAATGTCACCAATTTTACTGTCATAATATTTAATCTCCAAAATAAAATCAGGATCCATTGTGTTAGTAAACGCCAATGCTTCCTGTACTGTCTCAAACTGCCTATTCTCAACATAGGCAGTCCCGTCTTTTCTATAAGTTACCTTATACATTAACCTTTGTCTCCGCTGGCAAAACGCCAATCGTAACCCATCGTTTAGGGAAAAGCATTTCCCTTCCACGGTAATCGTTCATATCCGCAGTTGGGTCCTGAACCCAACCAAGAACTTCAACTTGGTCATCAAACTCCCGCAAGAACAAGTCATAGCGGTCTGCACGAGGCAGTTTGAATTCAACGGCAAGCTTCTTGGCGATTTCACGAGTGTTCATATTCTCTTTCTTAGTTAATAACATAATAAATGCATTGTAACATAAACCTTGTTAGAGTGCAAGGCCTATGTTACATCTTTGCCTTAGATTGTTTCGTAGTCTTCTTTGCCTACGCCACATTCAGGGCACAAAAAGGTATCGGGCAATTCTTCCCACTTGCCTTCAACCGCTTCATCGTGGACATGGCCACAAACTACACATACGTGTTCCATTATACTGTCTCCCAAACTTGTTGATATGCTTCTGCATGGCGTTGTTCAACTTTCTTCAAAGCATTGAAACGCTTTTCTGCTTTAGCAAGTACCGCACGGAACTCAGCAGCATGGTCTGCACTCTCAGCAATCTGATGTGCGGCTTCACGTTCTGCTTCTTGGTTACCTTCTGCAATTGCTTCTGCTTGCATATTTGGATACATGATGGTGAACTCATGTGTTTCACCTTCAATGGCCATTTCTAAACAATGCTTTACATCTGGTTTACCAATCAACAGTTCAAGGTGTCCATGTGCATGGAGCAATTCTTGTCCTGCTGTGTGTTCAAAGTGTTTTGCAACATCTTCAAAACCTTGCGCTCGTGCCATCTTGGCAAAGTACATATACTTGGTATATGCTTGAGATTCGCCTGCAAATGCAGCCTCAAGATTCTTAATTGTGATTGACATAATTTCCTTTCAAGTTAAGTAACTATACATTACTTATCATAGTGTAACACTATTTCCAGCAGAAGTCTAATTGTTTGTTTCTATGTTGATGATTTAGCAAATCTACTGAAGTCTGGTTTCTTCCAACCTTCAGGCTTCAATACCTTACCGTCTGCACGTTTGATAACTGTGCCGGTTGTTGGGTCAATCTTTGCCAAGTTAGACTTAGCACCTTCTTCCCAAATACCTTCTAAGTCCCAACCACGAGATAACATATAGCCGATAACGACCCACATGGTATCAAAACAAGCATCAACAGTTTCAACATCGTCATTGTGTTGTACTGCTGCAATGAACTCATTGTATTCTTCGTTGATTAAACGGCGATACAACAAAGCTTGGTCTTGATTGTCTTTGTTTATGGTTTGTCCTGCGGCAGTCATAAAGACTTGCACATCAGTAAATACTTTTGTCATGTTATACTTTCTTTGTCATTTCAGATTGATAGGTGCGGTGTCTCAATTCACTAGAACTGAACCGATGTGTGCGAGAATTGTAATAGATTTCAATACCACGTTTCTCACAGATATCACGGCCTGTCAATGGTTTGTCTTTGTATTCTTCACCAACAATACGAACATTGATTGGTAGAATCATCAACATATCTTCTAGGTCACGTTCTGTTTGATACACAATAATATCATCAACGTATTTGACTGCTGACAACTGGACAAATCGTTCAATGATAGACTGAACTGGTTTATTCTTGGTGTCTGGTCGGTCAATCGTTGGGTCTGTCTGAACAGCAACAATTAAGTGGTCACATTTAGTCTTAGCTTCCGCAAGCATTAGAATGTGTCCTGCATGAAGCAGGTCAAAGGTTGAACAAGTAAATCCAACCCGTTTGTTTGTCATATCATCTGGCATTATAATCATATTATTTCTCAATAGGTCTGGTCAAGTTCTTTAGGATGACTTGACCATCTTCCATACTAATATCTAGTGTATCTCCAACCTGCCACCCGAGGTCATTCACCATTTCATCCGTAAATTGAATGATAGCGTCACCGTTAGCCAGAACTTCGGCGACTTCACAAGTATAAACTTTAGACACGCTCAACTTTTACTCCTGCTTTTTCCAAGAAGTTGATTCCATCATCACTCCGATAGCTATTGCGATAGTAGACAGAATTGATGCCGCTTTGATATACCAATTTGGCACAATCAAGGCAAGGAGAATGA